ACCTTGTTGGGTTTCCCATTTACCAGCAGCTTGAGAATCTTCTTTGAGTCTTGTTTTAAAAACTTCTTTATACTCTGGTGAATCCATAAGTTGTTTTGCTTTACGTCCAAACCTTACAGATAATTCAGTTGTGTTAGTTGATTGAATAATTTTTAATTTAGGATTTCTACCTACCATCCACGCAGGAAATAAATAACTGGCAAATTCAGATTTAGTATGTCTAGGTGCCATGTTAATAATAACACGTTTTGTTTTACCATTAGCGATGTCATTGAATTTTTTAGCAACATCTTTGTGATGTCTGCCTTCTATAAAATCTGTCCATACGTGTTTAACGAAAGCCATGAAGTCATTTTTAATATCTGTTTCTTTTTTCTTCTCTTTCCATTTATTCATGTAAAGAGCGAATTGCCTCTTAATATCAGGGGGTAGCTTTTCAAAATTTTTTAATTTTTCTTTATCCATAAATGCATTTGAAAAAAATTTTGCAAAATTTTTTCAGGTATGTTTTCAAATAACCAAAAGTATTTTAGGGTTACTTATATATAAAACCTTATATATTACTAAGTATATAGAGACTCCTGTAATTTACAAGCGAATAGAATTAACAAAAAAGTTCAAACCTTAAGAATGGGTTGGTACCTCTATCGCTCGAGCGAGCAACAGCGAGCGAGGTCGCCCGGCGGCCGGAGGCCGACGTCATGGTTCCGGCGCCGAAGGCGCCGGAAAATTTTATTGCCTGCGACATTTTGTCGCATGTGATATCTTGTTGCACCACGCGACATTTTGTCGCGTGGCTTATTAACACTAGGAGGTTGTTAATCTAGTAATTCAAAATACTCCTTTGTGAAGTTCTTTTGAAACCAAGTAATACCCTTTTGCATTAGGTCATAATCTTGGCTTAATTCTGCACCCGTGATTTTGTCATAGATTGCAACAGCAAACGCAGGAAGCTTGACAAATACTTGATGATCTTTGTCATTAAATCTATGAGGTACAGTTATCATTTTAGTTGCGTCTTTACCAAAATAACATTTGTCGAATGGTTCTGGTATTATGTATCTCACTTCGTTGTAATGTATCATTTTTATTGACATTTTATTTCTCCTTTATTTGTTAATAACGTATCTTAGCACAATGGTAGCTAGGCTACCATTGTCAATATTGACGCACTTGTTTTTTCTTTAATATACTTTTTTAAATACTTCATGCATTCATTTTTATTTAATAAATATCCATCTAATGTTGGTTTCATTAATGGGCATTTATCATCATGTTCGAACCCTGTTACAGCATGTACAATTTCATGATACACAATATTTCTTAATGCGTCTTGGCTCATGTCAACCGCTCTTTTTGTAATCCAAATTTGTTTTTTACTTAATTTAGCTACACCTAAAACATTATGATCTCTAGCCTCTCCAATTCTCACTTCAATTCTTGGAAAAGATAAATACTCTTTTTTTACTTCACGAATTAAATTAATTACTTTTGTTCTTAATTTATAAACTTCGTCATTCATTTTAAAGTTTTTTATTTGTGCTACTTTCATATTTTCTCCTATAAGTTAATAACCGTATAATAACACATGGCGCCGTTAGGCGCCATTGTCAATATTGTCGCAGTTATCTTTTACTCCAACTAAATTTATGCAGTCCCTTATAATAACCATTTTTAACTAAATAATTGTATAAGTTATTTTTAGTTTTTGGTGCTTTCTTATCATCAATAAAATTAAGAACAGCTTTAGCAAATGATGTAAAACCTGTTACTCTAGGGTTACACATCAACATACCTGTACACACTTGGTTTTCCAATGCATGCAATAATTGTTCTTGTTGAAAAGTATAACCTGTTGTCATTATTGTGTCGGCTATTTTTGTCATTTTTTACTCCTTTTGTTTAATGACGTATCTTAACGCAATGGCTTTTAAAAAGCCATTGCGCATTCTGTCGCACTATGCAGTTTTCTTCATTTTAATTGGTAAGGCACAAACGTAGTAACTTACATTTTCTCTTTCGTTTAATAACTCCAAAGCCTCTTTTTTCTTTTGGGCATTGCTAAAACTCTCATCTTGAGATTTAACGTGGTAACTTGGTGTTACGTATTCGTATGTTGTTTCTTCTATTACTAAGTACATTTTTTACTCCTTTGGTTAATTTCCCTATCTTAGCACAATGGCTCGTTAAGAGCCATTGTCAATATTGTCGCAGGGTGTAATTGTAGTTTCAACATATGTGTGATCTGGGTTCCAACGACTTGTTACTTTTTCTCTAGTCACTTTTATCGGTGTTTCCAGAGCCTCGGTTCTAGGTGCAATCGCAATGATTTGTTGTATGTTTGCGTTTGCAAAATCATCATAACAACGCTGACTACAAAAATATTGATACATGTTATTATAATAATTATTCATTTTTATTTTTTTGGTTCTTAAAACCTTTGAACCCTTGACACCTCTTATTCTATCTTGAGTATGTTTCTTATGACACTCTGTGCCATGACAATATACATAGTCCATTAGTTTATATCCTTTTTGCTAGTTGTCATAAATACAAAGTCTTCAGTTGCATTTCTAAAACCATTTTGAACAATATCCCAATATGTTAAAATTGTTTTACCATTTTTAGCAGTCCATAAACCACAACCCTCAGTCCACATACCCTCACGCCAAATGAACTCATCATTATGTTTTTTGGCTTTGTATCCGATCTTGAACTTTGTTCCTATTTCTACTTTCATTTTTTACTCCTTTGGTTAATGATCGTATATTAACACACTAGCCCATTAAGGGCTAGTGTACATATTGTCGCAATTAGTTTGTCACTAATTGTTCTTTCAGTTGTGCTTTTGCTATCGCTATTTTTTCATCTTTAGTTAACTCCACTTCATCAGTTAAAAGATCAGCTAAATTTTCTGGACTATAAATTGAAAGTGCCATTGAACTATGGGCGTCAAGCACACTCTCATTTAAAGCAACTCCGAGTTTATCAGCTAACTCTTTTGCTTGGTCAAAGTATCGGTAAGATTTTAAACCTAACTTTAACTTTTGCATTTTCTCCTCAACATGATTGAAAAGTTTTTCATGTGCCATGACAACATTTTCTTTGGCAACTTCAAACGATTTAAACCACTCGTAGTTTTCAGTTTCAGTTTGAAACATACGATTATGACAATAAGAACTTCCAATTACCCAAATCTTAAAATCATTTTCCCAACTATTTTTATGTTTAATAGTTTGATTTGAACTTGAGTTATTGTCACTATTCCACCCTAGATATTTATTAATCTCACTTTCAGCATTATAAAAACTAGGACTTCTTTTATCGTAATCATTATTTAGTCTAACTAAATAATCTGGGTCAAGACCTTTTGATCTTAACTCATCTCTGTAATAAGAAGTTAGAAAAGTTTTATCAGCTTTAAACTGAATATGAACATCATCTAATACTTCTTTTGGGTTACCATTATAATCGATATCCATACGAGGTGTTGCATTTTGAACATAGAAACAATTATCATGGTGCAACTCACCACCATTTCTTTCGCCATATTTATTAATCATGGTTCTAATTGTATCTACATCTTCTTGAGGTTGATGAAATCTTACAAGTTGTTCAATCTTTGTTTTAGCAACTGAACGCATATCATTGTAAGTTTGAATAGCCTCTGTGTGTTGTGCTTTGTATTTAGAACCATTTTCAAAATGGTCTTGAAACACACCACCAATGACTTTTCTCTTTTCGGCATTTAGTGTTTGTCTTTTTTCTTTTGACATATTTTACTCCTTTTTGGTTAAGTTGAAATACTAACACAATGGCTAATTAAAGCCATTGTGCAAAGTGTCGCAGTTATTTTAATTCTTCAACTATATCTACTTTTATATTTTCCATACCCATTTGATCTGGCTCATCTTCTCTAGCCTCAAAATATTCATCATCATGAGTTTCAAAAAGTTCTTGAGCCTTTTTTTTATTTTCAGCTTCAACTATTACAGTTTCCCAAATATCAGCTGTGTAGTGTATCTTAAATCTCGGCATATTATTTACTCCTATATTTAATTGTTAAAATCGTATTATAGCATGTTTCACGTGAAACATAAATATGACACATTGTCGCATGATGCCTGCGACAAATTGTCGCAGGACAATCTGTCATGTTGACAGAGTTTCAAGCCCCAAGCCCCAAGCTTCAGGGTGCGACAATTATGTGAATGTATTAAAATTTTTTAAAATGCTATTATTCGATTATGTTTAATTTAAATAAATTTGATACACAAAAAGAAATTTGGGAGGAGCCTTCTTTAGTAGATGAGGTAGAAGATACTAAAAACTACTACGGAATGTTTCCTAAATTTTGGTACAATAAACCTACTGATAAGACTATGGAGGAATTGGAAAAAATGTTTGAGGAGAATTAGAGAATGGTGCCTCATTTGTGAGTTTATCGCACCTTAAAAACTATAAACTCTCGGGTAAAGACCCAGCGTCAAACCCCTCACTGTGAGGCTGTCTTCGTCTGGGTGCTGATCCCTGGTCCAATAGTTAAAGTATGACCTCGAGGTATCATACTAGTTGCTAAGCGTATGCTCTGGCTGTTGGACCTGGGATCAATTGATCCCTGGATCGTTAGGAATAAACCAGAACGGAGCCCGCAAGGGTGCAAAGCTAACGGTCCTGGGATCAGTGCACGTTGGTCCTATAAGCAACAAGCAACAAGCTGCGACAAATTGTCGCGCGTCAATCTGTTTCTTGACTTAAAGCCTCAAGCATCAAGCGACAAGCTGCGACAATTATGTAAGGTGAATAAAAAAAGAATTAGTTTAATATAATAAAAAAGGAGTAAAAAATTATGAATACAAAAAAAGCCTGGGCGCTGGTCGGTGGACTAAGTAAGCCCTCAAAAATGCCTGGATGGTCAATTGGTATTCCAGCTAAGGAATGCAAGACCGGCAGCAAACTACGTAAAATTAAAGGTTCAGTCTGTGAGCTGTGTTATGCCCTGAAGGGTATGTATAGATTTTCGACTGTACAGAAAGCTCAATATAAGAGGCTGGACGCTATAAAGAACCCATACTGGGTTGAAGCAATGGCATCTCTTATTAATTCAAAAAAGCCTGATGTGTTTAGATGGCATGACAGCGGCGATGTGCAGGATCTCCAGCACCTGGAAAAAATTTATGAGGTCTGCAGGTTAACACCAAGCAGGCGTCATTGGATGCCGACCCGGGAAGCATGGATCAAGGACCACCTGACCAGCTGTCCGGATAACTTAGTGATTAGATTCAGTTCTCCAATGGTTGATCAGGGCCCAGTCATGAGCTGGCCGAATACGTCGACAGTCTCAACGAAGAGTCGAACCTGTCCGGCCCCCGATAACAATAATGAGTGCGGCAGCTGTCGCGCTTGCTGGGACCCTGAAGTAAAGAACATTGAATACGGACAGCACTAATATGTTCGTATTCAAACATCCAAAATTTTATGATGAGCTGCGCAAGAAGCGCAAACAATTTCAAAAAGAACAGAAAGAATTAGGAGAGAAAGCGATGAAGGATGAAGCAACAAGCAACAAGCAGGAAGGCTCAAGCGTCAAGCGACAAGCGCCTGAGCAAGACAGCGATTAAGATCCATGAAGCCTGGTGCGTAGCGAACGGCTACAAGCTACAAGCCACAAGCTGCGACATTTTGACGCAGGACAATTTGCCTGTTTACAAAAGCTCAGACTATAGAGCTTCAAGCAACAAGCGACAAGCAGCGTAACCGGTGGCACAGGGGGCCTGATTCAGGCCTCCAGCTACAAGCTCCCGGATTCTTTTCCCCCCATAAAGTTTTGGAAGCATGCAAGAGGCATCCAAAACTAGGATAAATGTATTCTCAGGATGCTTCACATGGAAGGCTATTTGGTGTGGAGAAAATTTAATTTTATTTGTTTTAGTGTACTTTAATTCAACAGTGAAAAAGTGGCCAGAATTATTATACCCCAATAGATCGGGAGTACCAGGAACGCTAAGGTTTTCAATCCTAATCCAGGATATTTCAGTAAGATTTCTTTTAACTTGTGCATAGAATTTAGTTTCAGGTTTCATTGGTTTTTCACACAAACATGCTGTGTTTCTAATATACCCAAAAGCACCATTGTCAACTTATCTCATGAATATTTGAACAGTCATTCTAGGCATGATTGGACTTAACACAGGATTTACTTTGTGTTCAATTGGAGCCTTTACAATTACCAAAGAATTACCTACAGGAGGTATCCATCCATGGCCATCTTTATGAGTAAACATAAACTCACCACCCCATTGTTTAGACCATCTATGATTTAAATAATAAGTTGCACCATATTTCCATTTATCATCATCATGCCAATTTATACCTGAATTTTTCTTCATGTAGTGAATAGTAGTACTTAATTCTTTTGCATCTTTTATTTGAAAGAAAGCATTGTGCTTAACTAAAATTTTTAATTGTTCAAAAGGTAGATATTTACTAACTTCAGTTCTTAAAGGAGGTACAATATTATCTATTAAAACATCACTCCATAAACCTTTAGATGTAGATAGATTTATTTTATTACGTTCTTTTATAACGGCATCATGAATGCCTTTGTACATTTTCTGATCTAAAAAATTAGTTATCCACCATATCTTTCCAGGTATGGAGTAAGATAATTTCATTAAGAAAGAAAACAATTAATTGCATATCGAGTACCTTTTGTTATAGGTTCAGTACCATGTATCCAAATAGGTTCAGCTGGAAATAACATAGCATCTCCAGTTTTAAATACTTCTTTTTTTCTACCATCAAACAATCTAAATTCACCACCTTCATAGTCTTCATTTAAATTTAACGTACAAGACCCTCTGTGTGTTGCACTAACATCACTGTGATCTTGGATAGATTCACCAACTTTATATCTTATTATTCTAATGTTGTTAGTTGTTTGGAAAAATTCATTATTGTAGGAAGGACAAATCTTTTTTTGTATATGTAAAACATAATTTGTTATCATTATAGATATAAATCTTTTAGCTAAATCATGAGGTTTTTGAAAAGAATCATCTATTTTTTCTAATACAGAAAGATTAACAGATTTAAAATTATCTTCTTTGGTAACTTTATCTTTAAATTTGTAACTACTTTCAGTATTAGCTTCATGTATATTGTCTTCAAATATTTTTATAAAATAATCACATACATCTTTAGGAACTAACTTATCAATCCTAAGCATACAATCTTCTATTTTACCTATGCTATCCAATTTTTTTAAGAACCTTTCCCATATTCCATGTTTCACTTCTAACTGTAAAAACTAGTCTATGTGATTCTCTTGATCCCAATAATTTATTTTCAAGAAGTTGTAGAGAAGTAATATCATAATATTTACCATCAGGTAAACAAACCTGTACACGAGCTTCACCAGCCACTTCTGATTTTAGCATTTTATCTAAAACTTGTCTGAGTAATTTTCCTTGCATAATTTCTTTTTATATGGGGCCCCAGTATCAGTTGAGGGAGTAAATCTCAAGGTCGTAAGCCGAACCCCATAAACAAATCAACATTGCTAGGTTGAATCAGAATACTTTTGTAAAAGTTATTTGCCCTAACAACAGTTGATATATTATTATTGTTATGTTAAAAGTCAATAGAGGTTAAATTATGTCACAACGTGAAAAAGGCAGACAATACGATGGTAGATCAAGGCCTACCAACGATAAATACAAAAAAGAATTTGATAGAATTTTTGGTAAAAAAGAAAAAACTACATCAGAGTTATTGATGGAAGGTTTTAAAGAAGAACAAAAAATGTATGAGGAAGAATAATGGGACTACCAAAAAAATTAACAGAACAACAAATTAAATTTGCAAACTTACTAGTTTGTGAAGAAGGTAGAAAAACTGCTACTCAATGTGCTATCGAGGCAGGTTATTCTAAAGAATCAGCAAGACACTCAGCCAGCGTATTGCAAAATCCTAAACACTATCCATTAGTAGTTCAGTACATTGGTGAACTTCGAGCTGAATGGCAGAAAAAATATGATGTTACATTTGGATCTCATATTACAGAATTAGCTAAACTTAGAGATGAAGCTAGAGATAAGAAAGCATGGTCAGCTGCAGTTAACGCTGAAGTAGCTCGGGGTAAAGCCGCGGGTCTATATATTGAGCAGAAGATAATACGAACTGGAAAGCTAGAAGATTTAACAACAGAAGAATTAGAATCACGTATGAAACAAATAATTGATGACTACTCACCAATCCTTGAAGACGTGCCATTTGAAGAATTAAAAGAAAAAGTGAAAACAGATAAAGAATTACAAACAACTGAGCGTCCAAAAAAACCATTAAATTAAATACTTTCGTAATTTTGTATAAACAAAGTAGCTGTATATCTTCTTAAATTAGGAACATTACTAGCATGAGCAGAGTGAAACCAATCAGATGGAAACATAATAGATCTATTTTCTTTAAATCCTACATGCATATCTAACTCACCATCAGAGTAAAAAACTGTACCATTAGTAACAGCTTTAGGTCCCTTCAACATAACCATAATATTATAAACACCTACGTCAGTGTCTTCATGAGGTTTAAAATGATCTAAATTTCTTATATCTACACCAGAATCTGGATGACACTCTTTAATTTTTATACCAAAGTTTTTTTCAGCATTTGATATAAAAATGTTAAATAGATCTTGATCATTAAGTAAGTTAAATCTACTTCCATAATAATCATTTTTGTTTCTTTCTCTTTTTTCCATGTCGGGATATTTACTAAATCGTGGAGTAAAAGGTAATGTCTGTATCTGACTTTGTACTTTTTCTAAAACTTCTTTGTCAAAGAAGTTATCTACTATTTTTATCAATTTAATCTAAATAAGTTAATTTCTTTACACATGAAGTTGGAAATACAGATCTTTCTGAAAAAGTAATACCATCTTCATCAACATCATATCCAGCAAATATTTTTACAGTTTCTTTGTCTTTACTAAATAACCAACCTTCACTTACAGGTGTAGCTAATTTCATCTTTTCAAATTCTTTTACGGTACCCCAACCACCCTCAGTGATAATATCAATCCAGTCTATACGCACACGCTTATATGGAAACGCAACTTCTTGTTTTACAGTTTTAGGTCTAATGTATGTATTGACTCTTCTAGATTTCTTTTTTGCCATATCTTCTTATACCTCCTTATACTATTTTTTAGCATTACTTTTTTATAAAAAAAGTCAAAATGCTAACTCTAAATTGGGTCTCTCAGAACAGAAATAAACGTTGATATACAACACTTTTTAAAAAGTGTATGTTCTAAAAGTGTTGATACACTTATGTTCTGGATGTTCTGAGCTGTAATCTGCATTTTA